GGTTGCGATTTTTTTATTTTTCTAGAAGAAGGTCAGCAAAAACAGGTTTATTCTCGTTAACGTATGGCCACGCAGAAGGATTTAGCTGATCATTTGTTCATTTCACCCCAAGCGGTGACAAAACTCGTTAAAAATGGCGTAATTACAGTGCATAAGGGCAGATCACCAATAGACATTGAGTTTGCAAGACGTGAATACTTAGAACATCTAAGAAAAAACCAAAATCACTTCAAAAAGACTGGTGTTGGTGGTGATATCGTTGAAGAATCAACAAGACTTAAAAAGTTCCAAGCAGACAAAGCAGAATTAGAAGTTAACCAATTAGAAGGCAAATTAATCCCTGCATCGTTAGTTAGAGACACTTGGAGTGGTTTAGTTCAAAATGCACATGCTAAGTTCTTAAATATACCAACAAATCTTGCTCATCAGGTATTAGCAGCAGAAGATTACAATGAAGCAGCAAGTTTAATTAAAAATAGTATACATGAAGCATTAGAGGAGTTATCAGGAGATGGAATACCAGCAGAATATGCAGAACGTACTGAAACAAGTACAAAAGCAGTGGAGACCACCGACAGAACTAAAGATATCTGAGTGGGCAGACAAATATAGATTCTTATCACCTGAATCATCTGCTATTAGTGGAAAATACAGAACTGACTATGCGCCATATCAAAAAGAGATTATGGATGCTTTCAATGACCCAAACATAGAACGTATTGTTTGGATGAAGTCTGCACAGGTTGGTGCAACTGAAATTTTGAATAATGTTGTTGGTTACTATGTTCACATGCAACCATCACCAATTTTGGTTATGCAACCTACTTTACAAATGGCACAAGCCTACAGTAAAGAAAAACTAGCAAATATGCTTAGAGATACGCCAGTACTTAAAGCAAGACTAAATGAGACAAAAAGCAAAGATAGCTCTAATACAGTATTATCTAAAAAGTTTTTAGGCGGAACTACATTAAACATGGTTGGTTCTAATTCTGCTGCATCAGTAGCTAGTAGAGCTGTAAGAATTTTATGTATTGACGAAGTAGATAGAATGGAAGCAAGTGTTGGAAGTGAAGGTGACCCAGTATTATTAGCGTCTAAACGTACACAGACTTTCTTTAATCGCAAAATCTATTTATGCAGTACGCCAACAGTTAAAGGTCTATCTCGTATTGAAGCTGCTTTTGAGGAAAGTGATCAAAGATACTACTATGTGCCTTGTCCTGAATGTGGTCACATGCAAACGCTAAAATGGTCAAATGTTGTATGGGAAGATGATAAACCTGAAACTGCAATATATACATGCGAAGAAAATGCATGTGTTATTGAAGAATCTAAAAAACATAAGATGTTAAAAAATGGTGAATGGAGAGCTACAGCAGAAACTAAGAAAACAGCAGGATTTCACTTAAATGAGCTTTATTCAGTTTTTAGCACATGGGCGTCAATGGCAGAGAACTTCTTAGAATCTAAAAAACAACCTGAAATGTTAAAAACATTTATCAATACTAGTTTAGGTGAAACATGGGAAGCTGAACCTGAAGAAGCAGTAGAAGCAGAAGGATTGCTATCTAGAAGAGAAAGCTATGATAGCCAAAGCATACCCGATGAAGCCTTAGTATTAACATGCGGTGTAGATATACAGAAAAATAGAATTGAGTGCCAAGTTGTGGCCTTTTCACATAATTATGAAATGTGGGTTGTTGAATACAAGGTCATTCATGGTCAAACAGGTCAAATGCAAGTTTGGAACGAATTTGATAAATATTTAATGACAAAGTTTAAAACACATTCAGGTAGGACTATGACTATTGCTTGTACTGCTATTGATTCAGGTTTCCAAACACAAATGGTCTATGCCTTTACTAAAAACAAGAAAGGTAGAAGGATATTTGCAATTAAGGGTCAATCACAAAGCGGTAAAAGTGTTGTAGGTAGACCAAGTAAGGTTGGCAAAGAAAATAACATTTTATATCCAGTTGGCTCAGATACAGCTAAAGAGGTTATCTATTCTAGACTTGCAACTGAGTATGGTTACAGCACTTTACATTTTCCAGTTGATGTTGATGAGGATTATTTTAATCAACTTACAGCAGAGCAACGATTTGTTAAGTTTGTAAAAGGTAGAAAGACTTTGTACTGGAAACAGATAAGAGAACGTAACGAAGCACTTGATACAATTTGTTATGCTTTAGCTGCTGCATACATCTTAAACCCAAATTTTGATGTTTTAGACCAAAAAGCATTATCTGCACATGCAAATGAAACAAAAGTAAGAAAAACGCCTAAAAAACGCATTCCTAGAAAAAACTTTGCAACTTCATGGAAATAAAAATAATTGGCTTTATATATTGCAAAAATCTTTGAAAAGTCTAATATAAAATAAGATTAATCTAATTCATGAGGTTTTTGCTTGAGCAATTTATTTGATAGAAACAATTATCCAACACAAGAGCCTGATCGTTTGGTTACAGGAGATAGATTTGCATGGCAAAGACCTGATCTTGTATCTGACTATCCATTAGCTGATTACACTATGACTTACCACTTTTCAAAAGATAGTGGTGGCGGTGGCACACATCATTTTACGCTATCTAGTACTGAAGCTGATGATAATTACTACTTTGAAAAACCTTCATCTGAAACTGAAAGTTTAGATGCTGGTGATTGGGAATGGCAATTATATGCTATAAGATCATCTGATAGCGAACGAGTAACCCTAGACTATGGTATAACAAAGTTTGTTTTAGGCGAATTAGACACAAATAACGATTTAAGAAGCCATGCAAAGAAAGTTTTAGACGCTATTGAAGCTGTTATAGAAGGTAGAGCTACAATAGACCAATCATCGTTCTCTTTAGGTGGTAGATCACTATCAAGAATGTCTGTTGACGAATTAATGACATTTAGAGATAAATATAAAGCTGAATATGCTAGAGAAGTCAAAAAATCAAGAATTAGAAATGGCAAAGGTTCAGGAAACTCAGTACCAGTTAAATTTGTATCAACTGGTTCAATAAACCCAACACATCTAACAAAATAAAATGGCATGGTATAACAGAATATTTAATATAGGTGGTAAAAATCCATCTGTAAAAAGAAAATTTAAAACGCAAAGAAGTTATGCTGGTGCAAATACAGGAAGGTTATTTGCAGATTTCATAACAAGTTCAGCATCAGCAGACGCAGAAATAAAAGACAATATAAGAATATTAAGAGATAGAGCTAGAGAATTAGCTAGAAATGATTCACATATTGCTAGATATTTAAATCTTATGGTTTCTAATGTCATAGGTAAGGCAGGAATTAGACTTAGTGCAAAGGTAAGGCTTGATGATGAAGTAAATCAAGGAAGATTGGATATTAGAGCAAATAAATTAATTGAAGATGCTTGGAAACAATGGTCAAAGATGGGTAATTGCACAGCTAATGGCAGATTATCGTTTTTAGATTGTCAAAAGATAGCAATGGAAGCATTAGCAAGAGATGGCGAGGTTTTAATTAGAAAATTAAAGAAAGATGATTCACCATTTGGTTTTCAAATACAGTTTTTAGAAGCAGATCATTTAGATGAGGATTTAAACAAGCATAATCCTAAAACTGGTAATGAAATTAAGATGGGTGTTGAAGTTGATAAGTATGACAAACCAGTTGCATATCATCTTTATAAGAAACATCCATTTGATAAAACCTACATGAATGAAAATGAACATATAGTTGTACCTGCTGATGAGATCATTCATTTATATATGCCAACAAGACCTGAACAAACAAGAGGAATTACTAATATTGCTACTGTAATGGCTAATGTTAAGCAACTTAATGCATATCTTGAAGCTGAAATTGTTGCTGCAAGAGTTGCATCAAGCAAAATGGGATTCTTTACTAGTGCTGATGGCGATGGCTATGTTGGCGAGGGTGAATACCAAGATGAATTTAATCCAGTATCAACTGCTGCCGCTGGTCAATTTGAACAACTACCAGCAGGAGTTAGCTTTCAAGCATTTGACCCACAACATCCTACTAGTGCATTTGATGCTTTTACATCTAACGTACTTAGAAGCATAGCAAGTGGTTTAAATATTTCTTATCATGCTTTAAGCAATGATTTAACATCAGTCAACTACTCTTCAATTAGACAAGGTAGCCTTGAAGATAGAAGTAGTTACCAAATATGGCAACAATTTATGATTGAACATATGATTGAGCCTATATTTGCAGAATGGTTAGAAATGGCAATTGCTACTAATTATTTAACACTACCAGTAGAAAAAATAGACAAATTTATATCATCAGCAACATTTATACCAAGAAACTTTGCTTGGATTGACCCACTAAAAGAAATGAATGCTAATGTTATAGGGTTGCAGAATGGTACAGTTACTTACAGCGATATATCAGCTAACTATGGTAGAGATGTTGAAGAATTATTTGAACAACATCAAAAAGAAGTAGAACTAGCCAAAGAGTATGATATAGAATTAGCTTATCAGCCTTTTGGTGCTACTAAAGCACCTATAGAGCCTATAATTGAAGGTGGTGAAGAAGATGCCTAAAAAAGAGGATAAAATTATGAAAAATAAAGAAGACAGACATATATTAAACGTAAGCGAAACAGATGAGACTGTTGTTATTGAATATGCTAAACATGAAGCCGAAGAGGTTGAAGAGGAAATTATAGAAGAAGAAAGCTATGATGAGCCTGAAGAAGAGAGAACTGTTGTAGACATGCCGATGCGATATAGAAACATAGATTTATCAAGAGCAAAATTTATTGATGAAGATACAAGGACTGTAAGAATAGGTGTATCTTCAGAAGAGCCAGTTGAGAGATCATTTGGCATGGAAATACTAAGTCATAAAGCGGACGATGTTAATATGGAATTTATTAATAGCGGACGTGCGCCTTTGCTTTTAGATCATGATATGACTAAGCAAATAGGTGTTATAGAAGATTTCAGACTAGATGAAACAGCTAAAAGGACAATTGCTGTAGTTCGATTTGGTAAAAGTCGACTTGCTTCAGAAGTGTTTGAAGACGTGAAGGATGGTATACGAATGAATATTTCAGTCGGATATCGTGTAAATAAACTAATGAGAATAAAAGACTCTAAAGAGGTTGCTTATAGAGCAGCTTGGACTCCAATGGAAGTATCTTCTGTATCAGTCCCAGCAGATCAAAGCAGACTAGTTGGTGTTGGACGTTCTCAATCTTTTAAGGAGATAAAAATGGATAACGAAGTCAATTTAGACGAAGTTAAAGCTAAATCTGCTGAAGAAGTCAAAGCTGAATTAAAAAGAAACTCACAAGAGATTTACAAGTTAGCTGAAAGACATAATCAAAAAGA